TCTTCTTCACCTGCAGGCTCTTCGCCGCCAAGTTCTTCACCTCCGAGTTCACCTCCGAGTTCTTCGCCTCCAAGGTCTCCTCCAAGATCGCCTCCAAGGTCTCCGCCCATTCCTCCACCGGGGGCGGCCTCCTCGGGAGGGGCAGCTGCAGCCTCAAGACTAGCCATAAACTTCCTATCATGGTACATCTCTCTTTGCATTCGGATAAACTCATCCTCAGATAACCCAAGAAGGTTTTCTGCTACCCAACGTCTAGAAAAATAACCTTCTGTCGCTGCACCAGCAATCTCAAATTTTGTACTCCAATGTTCCAATTCTTGCATTTCTGCAATCTTGCTAGGGTTATTAAGAGATAATTTAAAACCAGTTAAGTCATCGTCACGATAACCCATAGTATAAAGGTGGATAATCCCAATCTTTTCAAGTTCGGAAATAACAACTCGCTGAAGCCTTTGGATAGTTCTAGCAAAGCGAATATCTTTTTGAGCCAGAGTTGTTTTGTCTTCTGTTGCCCCTTCGCCCATTGTGAGATAGGACTGAGGAACTTTTAAAGCAGAAAACAATTTATCTCTAAGATATTTGACATCTTCAATTTGTGCTGTCATTGGCCCCCCTGGAAGGGAAACAATATCTGTTGCTGAAGTTCCGCCTCGGATTGGAATAAAATAATCTTCTTCTATAGAAAGAGGATTGTATCTCAAATCCACACGGCCGGTTCCCGGATCAACAACTTGATGTCGTTTCATTTGAGTCATAACTTTTTGCATATATTGTTCAACATCTTGCGGTGCAATGCCGCCAACGTCAATTTTGAACACCCTCCGTTCCGGTGCTCGAACAATTCTATAAGCCATCATAGCATCTTCTAAGAGCGTAAGTTGCCTCCAAATTCGTCGAGAAGGCTCCAAAGCACTGGTTCCGTATGGGGCATGTTTGTCATGTCCCAAAACTCTAAAATGTGCCATTTGCCAATTTTCAAGGGTTAAGCCGGCGTTATTCCATTGAAATTGAACGTAGTTGGGGTTCGTTGGGTCTTCTCCTTCCAAGCGTTCAATCTCTTGTGGAGGAAGTCCAATGCAATTTCTAATCCCAGTGTGCTCATCGATATCAAGATAAAGAAATAAATCACCATATTTACACATTGTACGTGCCCATCCGAAAAGATTATGATCAACATTCATAATATTATAATAAAGGGAATGAAGAATATATTTAATTTCATCATTTGGACATTTGATATGAAGCATCGGCGTGAGACTAGAATGAGTTGTCATTTCATCTGCATAAATATCCAATGAAGATGCAATCTCTGGTGTGAATTCCATTTGATCAAAATCAACATAACGCTCTGATCGATTTCTATTTGAAATCATATTAAGAGTAGTTATGTTCATTGGGTTGTATTCAGTTTTTTTGAACTGCTGGCCGGAAGCTGACTTAAATCTTTTGGCATAAATATCTAAATGTCGACGCCTTAATTGTCTTCCTGATTGTGTTCTTCGTTGAATAATTGGTCCTGAAAAAAGCCTTGTCAGGGCTCTAAACAATTGTGATTGGTTGTTGTTCGGGTTTCTATCGTTACGTGCCATTTTTTATCCTTTATAAATCCAAAAAAATTCTTTCATATTTTTTAATTCTTCTTCGTGTTTTTCTACAAATGTTTGATCATAACCTTCCTGTCCTTTTATTTGAGTGTTCAAGGTCGTGGTTGATTTCATTAGTCCTCCGATCATTGCTTTCTTGTATTCTATATCTAGTTGGTTTTCTGTTAATGCCGTATCTTTCACCCAGCAGGCAATTGCTAAAGACATAACCAAATCATCATTGTAAGAACGCATAGCTTGTGGTTTCCCATTATACCATATAAAAGTTTTCATTTCATGAAATAAACGATTAGAATGTAAAGTAATTAGTTTATTGCGAATGTACTCCTCCATTTTAGCTACGATTAAAGGCCTAGTTTTGGTTGATGTTGTAAAGCCAGGAACAGATCTATTGTTATTCTCTGCCTCATGCGCTTCAATATATTCATGGGTGGATTTAATGGAATAATAGAGCTTTGGGTAATTTAATGTAATTAATTTTTCTAGAATAGAAATTCCTATTCCATTGTTTTCAACAACAAGTAGGCAATTTCCATATTCTCTCCCGGCGTCATAGAGAATATTTGAATAAAGGTCTAGATTGGGTTTTCCTTGATATTCTGCAACCACTGTCAAGTTGTCTAAACGTATTACATGAAAAACAGAATAATCCGTGCCGTCTCCACGTGCAACATCCGCCACAAGAAGATATGGAGCCCCTTCAACATATTTTTCCCAAATCCAAAAATTCCTATCATATCCAGTTCTGTAGACAGGATCCTTCAAATTTTCAAAAAGCCACTGCATATCATCTGCGTGGATAACCGTGTCACCAGATGTATTAAAATTACATTCTAATTCTTGAGCGATCTGTCGTCGGGACATGTTTTTTGTTTCATTGTTGAACCACTTTTGATCTCTTTCCGGATGAACCTCCCAAGACAACCTAATAGGATGAAAATCATTTTCCTCAGCTTCTGCTGCGGCATAGGTCTTGTGGAACCAGTTTCCTACCCCTTTAGGGGTTGATAAGGCTATGCAGCGACCTCCTGTTGACAAAGTGGGGTAAAGACCCGTCCACAGATCTGCAAGACCTTCTACATGTGCTGCCTCATCTATAACGAGCAGCGATAACGCTTCCGAACGTCCAGCATCGCCAGAAGTGGTTCCTGCTTTGATCTGAGATCCGTTGGATAGTTCGAATGAAGTTTTATTATCCGTGACGATCTTTGAAATTTTGATCCAGTCAGGGAGATGTTTCATAATTGATTTTACTTTTTTCACCAAGTTGGCTGCTGTTTGAAATTTGGTTGCAACTACAAGAATATTCTTGTCTCGATGAAAAAGCATAAACCAGACAATGTATCCCGCTGAGATTGTGGAGATGCCTAATTGTCTGGCTTTAAGAATAATATTAAATCGATAATCGTTAAAGTCTTTAAGTAAATCTTTCTGATAATTGTAAGTCTTAAAAGGAATAAGACCTCGAAGAGGATGAGAAATTCTACAATAGTTATCGATAAAGAATTGTGGATCTTTTCCACATTTTACAATCTCTTTTACAATCTCTTCTTTGGAAAGTTTAAAAGCCATCTAAGCCTATTTTTTTTCATTTGCATTTTTCTTACGAGAATCATTCTTCGGGCGTTTTGTTGAATGTTGATTTAAAAACTTTCTTGTGATATCACGTGTCATATCAACAGAGGGCTCCAAATATGGCTCTGAGTCAACTTTAGAAATTTTATAGTGCTGATAGGCTTGCACAAAAGTACGAACGCGAGAAGTAGATTGTACAATGATTTTTGGCTCCCCTCTTTTTGTGAGAGTGACAGAGTTTCCGGTAATTGTCTTGTATTCTTTTTGGAGAAATTTTTTAACTTCATTAAGCATACGCTCGATGTCTTGTTCAAATTTATTATCGTGGACATCTTTCAGCCGAACATCGCTTTGATAATTAATGCAAATCGCATCGCCATAGAATTTAACAGCAAAACCATCATTAACTCGTTTGTCCATAATTGGACAACCTTCTTCGCGCTTAAGACCAACTTTTCGTACTTGACCATCAAGAGTAAAGCGTTCGTCGTGACCACCGTCCCAAGCATTTGCGGCTGCTTGTGCTAACCCTTGAATAATTTCTAGTGTGTTTGAGCTCATAATTTGTTTCCTTATCTATCGTCCAACTAAGCCAATTAAACCACGGTACATTAAGTACCCTATTAATGCACCTGCTGCCATTCCGCCGCCAAATATTCCTAAAGCCTTTAGTGTTCCTAGTGCTGCCGGGCCCAAACTTTTTGTCACGACTCCGCCCCAGAAGGCTACATTCGCCTTTGTATTGACAGCAGCGGCGCCTCCAACCGCCCCCATCACACCAAATTGTCCACCTACATTTCCATATCCTTCACCGCCGCCCTGTTCGTCTAACTGGCCTTGGATATTTTGTAGGGCTTTTTGTACCTTGGGATCTTTATCGAGCGCTTTGAAAATCATGTCTCCAACTGGGCTATCCACAAGGGCACTTCCAGCCTCAATATCTTGCTTAGTTACTTTTAATTCTTCATGAAGAACATATTCTTCTTCAATGTTTTCCAATTCTTCCTTGATAATTTGCTTTAGTTGTTCTTTGGTTAGTTTCATTTATTCGGTCTCCAACCCTTTTTCCATCTTTCTTCACGATCCTCAACCCACTGAATATAACAATTAAAACAACAATCGAATTTTGTCATGTAAACATCATCTTTAGATTTAAACGAATAAATATTACAAACAGGGCAAGAACGCTTGGACTCTTCTTTAAGTAGTTTCAAGGGAATAAAAACTCCTTCTATCTCCTCTTTGTTTAGATCTTCTTTGTCAATGTTGTCGTAATATGTTTCTCTCAATTCATCAAGATACTCTTTCTCTTTTTCATCGTCCCATCCAGACTTTGGATTTACCACGGTCTCTTTTCCGTATTTCTTTGCAATTGCTTGTTCTACTTTAACGGCGTAGTTGGGGTCTTTGTTTTTCATTTATCTTCCGCGCCAGATATCTAGATCCCAAGCATCTGGGATGCCTGCATCTTCTTGATAATAATCGTCTTTAAACAATTTGAAGAAATCCTCGGCTTCCAGATTATATTCGGATCCCAACTCGGAAGCTAAAAAAGCCTCAGCATACTTTCGCATCGAGTCGTTACCCCGTATAATAGATGGAACATTTTGGCCTCTTAAAAATTTCTTAAAATCCTCTTTCACATCTGTTCCAGGAGGAGTTTGACTTTCTGGTTTCGATGGAGTGGGCCTTCCTGTCCCCCAATCGCCTGGATATTGTAGACCGTATCGACTAAACATCTCGGACTGTCCTTCTAGGACATTTTCAAGTTCTTCCTTGATAATTTGTTTTAGTTGTTCTTTAGTAATTTTCATTTTGAATATTCTCCCGTATGATAAATGTTCTGCTCTACACCAATAATCTCACTATCCCATGAGCGAGGCACATCCGCCGCCTTTATCACCCAAGCATCATCATCAAAATAACGAATGACTTTTTCACCATCTTCAGCAACTTCAACTTCAAGATTATATTTAGCAGCAAATTCCTCGGCGGATATTTCAAGTTTTGGAGGGGCTGTTTTTAAAGTTGGGTCGCCGGCGACGGTATCAATTCTCATTTCTTCAATGGTTTCCTTGATAATTTGCTTTAGCTGTTGTTTAGTTAGTTGCATCGATTTCCCTCACAGAATAATATGTTCCCAGTGATGTTCCTGTCGCAAGCAAAAAGCCTCCGAAGAAAGCCCACATGGTTTTGTTTGGTTTCATTTCTTTTCGGAGCGCCGAGATTTCGGTGTCTCGAAGTTCCAATAGAGTTGCATTCTTTATCTGTTCTGTTTCCAACTCTGCTTTTAAATAGTCTATTTCAAGTTGTAGTTCCGCTTTTACAATAGAAACTTTCAACTCGGTTTTGATCTGGCATTGCTCAAGGGTCAATTCGCTCTCGGCAATAATGTTGGCCGCTGCCTCATCGTTCATTAGACGGCCGTCAAAGGGTGCTACGTCCCCTTCTTTGAGGTGGATGAGCATTGGGTCTGCCGTGGCAATAGAAAGCAAGAATAGCAGCATTACGCGCCCTTTAAAATAGGTGATCCTGGAGGTAGAACGAAATAGATACCTGCCGTGGCAAATGCACCTCTATCAAATGGCACTTGAACACCATCGATATCCATCCCGCCCGGGTATAAAGTAACAAGGCTCAAAACAGTTCTACCGTCTTCAAGAGCCCCGATGTTAGAAGTTACCAACGTAACTTCATCTGTCTCTTTCCTTTCACCAGGAGCAACTTTTACAACTTCTCCACGACCTCCGGGCATTTTGTAATCTTGCAAACCAGCAACTTCTTCCGGAGTCCCAGCAGCCAGACCCATTTTGCCAATTGGACCAGAAGGAGAACTGATGCCTTCCCACTTAACCATGCCTCTGTCTGTTGATGTTGGTTGAGTATTCATTATAGCTAAAATCAATTCTTTAATATTGACATTTGGGTAAATTAAAGATCCAGGAGCATTAGCGTCTTGATGACGATCTTTAATG